AACAGCCGAACAGATACCGGAAGACGTGCCCTTAGTCAAGTTGTTAGGCACGTTGGATGAGATGTAAGCCTCATACTGATCGATCAACGAAATATTTCTCATTCCGGTTGAATTGTTTGAAAATTGCCAGCTTGGAGCCGCATCGATCAAGAATCGACCAGATCCAGCCGAAATCTCCGTACGCTTTCCGTAAGCGTTGATTGAGAAGTTAGTGGCATACTTGCAACGCTCCAACACACCACCAGCTGCGCCCACAACTGATTCAAATTGAGTGATGAATGCACGGCTAAAGTTGGCACCGTTAGTACCACCAATAACAGTTCCAACGTTGGAAGTATTGATAATACCGCGCGCGTTACCTGACGCACCCGAGCCTGTGATGCCCTGAACATCCATCAAAGTAGCGTGGCCTTTTGCGATTTGATTTCTCACTCTCGCTTCCAAGTCGCTACCGCCCTGACCTGCCCCTGATGGCAACATTTGATTAGATACCTGAACAAATCCTGTTGCTCTTTTTGGCGAAAATGCTACGGTAGTAAATAACGTTCCTGTCATTGACTCGGTAGCCGCCGCGTTTTCAGTTGCCGCCATTGCAGCGGTATAAAGTGAGTTTTCGCGCGGATAGTTTTTGTTGTCACCGCTTGCATTTTGCTCAACGCCTACGCCCATGCCCATAAGCACGTTATAAGAGCGCAAAGCCTCAATATAGTTGCTTCTGTCGGTGAATGTGTTTACTAATTCGGCTCCTAATGCAGCCCCTGTGGTGATGTCGCGTTGTTCTTGCTTGCGCTGCTCATCGTTCCATGACAAATGACGCATAGCCAACTGTGGCACAAGTGCTGCGCCGTCCATGATGTCAATGCCATTGCCGCGCAATTCAGCTTCAGCAACCGAGCGCAATTCAGCTTCAACACCATCCAATTTAACCCCTGTTTTTGGGTTAGATGAGCGGGCAATCTTTGCGATGCTTGCGGTTCGAATGTTTTTGATTTCGGTTTTGCCCAAATCAGATTTACCGGGAGCGGCAAAAGTGGTAGGGCGAACATCTGCTGATCTTGAAAGTTGCTCAAGGGTAGCTTTGATGTCACGAATCTCGGTTGCTGCTGCTTCCGCTTCGTTTTTCAAACGCGCCCATTCCTTGGTTTCGTCCTCGGTACGGCTGCGATTTTCGGTGAGGGCTTTATCAAAGATGCCTTGCATCTTCTTCGGATTTTCAACCGCAATGCCCTCTAGTTCTTGCAGCCGTCTTTCTAACTTCTCTTTCATATTCAGTTTAAAAAATTGTTTTCAATAAATTAATGGTGAGCTGATCCATGTCGCGCTGCGCCTCTAATACTTCTTTTGCAAGTTCAATGTCACGCTTGGTCAACTCGTTTTTTTCCTGCTTCTTTCTTACCTCTTCCATGTTACGAGCGGCAACGGAAGTATCGGTGTAAGCTGGGTATGTCACCGGTCCAACGTCATACAAAGCCTCACACTCCAAAAGTGTGCGCTCCCAGTTTCCATCCGCTCTTTTTATCCATTCGTCTTTCGCAACCACGAACCCAAATGAACATTGGCTGATGTCTCCGCGATCGATAGATATTGAAAGGTCGTTTGAATAGCTAGTGCCGGGATCGTCATACTCGAAATAAAGCCCCTTATCGTCTCTTTTTAGCCTTGCCGTGCCTGATGTGGTGCGGCCTAAAACGTAATGACTATCATGGTTTTTCAGTACCCGAACATCGTTGCTCATCACTTTATCGAAGAAATTAGGGGCTATTTTCTCAACAAAACCGCCTAAATCTTGACTAAATGAGTTGAAAACGGCTGCATATCCACCGATAACCTTTTTGCCGTCAGTGGATCGCACTTCTACTTTATCGCCAATATGGTATCTTCTCTCAATGTTGCTCATAATGAAGTTGCCCGTTTAGGGTAGTGTTAATTCCAGCGTCACGAAGTACTTGCTGTAAGTTTGTTTGAATGTCGCGCTTAGTTGCTTGACCTGCCGGCATGATCGGCATACCTTTTGAGTCGAGCGGTATCATGTTATTCCCCTCGATGTAATAAACATCTCCACCATCCACCGGATTCAGGTCTAAAATGTCGCGAACTTCGTTTCTATTCAGCACGCCCATTTTATATTGAGCCATCAACCACTCGCTTTGAGTTTTTAGGTCGGTGCGCATCAACGCTTTTTCGTTGAACTTGCAAAACTTGGTAGCTCGCTCCGATTCTGTGAATACTTTGTAGTTTAACTCTTGCTCATCGCCTACCAGCTTAGGGGTGAGTGTGTAAATGGTGTATTGTAGATTCTGTTGCTCCAGATTATTGTAAGTAACACCCGTTTTATAGGCTCCAACAAGCCCCGGATTCACTCCAAAAATGCCGTAAATGTCCTCTTTTGATGCTGAAATCTGCTCCAAATAAGCCGCATCTTGAGGCTTCAAACCGAGCGTTTTGATCTCAAAACCAGCGTATAAAAACGGCATTCTACCATTTTCAGCATAGTCTTGCATCTCATTTGATAGGTATTCGCCTAATTGCTCCTTACCTGTGTGGGTTGTGGGCTTATCTTTTTGAGATGTTGCGTATGCTGGAGGGTTAGCCTTCAAGTTTCTACGCGCAAATCGTCTCAAATCAACGCTATGGCCAAAAGTTTCAGCGTGAAATGATAGCGTACTTTCGCCAATTAAGCCGGAAGTGCTGAAATTCTTAAAATGAAGTAGATTCAGGCTGTTTACTAGCTCGCCTTTGACGTGATAGTACAATTCACCACCAACATATCGAACCGTAACATCGTCAGGGTTTAACAAATCTAACCTTTCAATTTTTTTGCCGGTTCTGGTAATCCATGCATAGGCGTTACCGTTGTAATGCTTGCAATATTCGACCGCGTACCAAAATTGGTATGCGTTCATGTTTGGATTTGGTCTGTTGTGGAGTAAAAATTGAGCGGAGTGATTGTAAGCTATGGATTTATTATTGCCCTGAATGTCGAAAACATTTAAAGGCAACATAGCACGGGTTCGCGCTAAGAAATCAATACAAACCCAAACAGTAGCCAGTTTTTCAGCTTGTGAAAGTGTAGCGTTTAGCGTTGTTTCTGATCCAAAAAGATAGGTAAATATGCCTTTATTGGCCGATGATCTTGACTCATCATTACCTTTTACTGAAAAGTATTGATGATCGCGCGATAGTTTAGAAACCGCGTAAGTCCTTGCTCTGTTGATCGTATTTGATAACCAATTTGCCAAGTCCGTGCTTTTTATGCACGTAAATATTGGTTAATTGAAAATAACAAGTAGTAACCAATGTTTATTTTGTTAAATCGTCAAGCCATTCAGAACTTCGCCTGTGATATTTGCCGCGCTGACGAGCATTTGCAAATGATTGCCATCCAGAATAACGCCTCATCTTAAAAATACACACATGAAGCTGCTCGGTTTCTTCATAGGATTGCAGATAGGTTTTCTCAGATGATAGCTTGCTTTCAAAAATTTTATTGAAACCAATGTATGTATGCAGCTGAATAGCTAGGCTTTGAGGCACGTATTTAACCCCGTCAATTTCCTTTATCATTTTTTTCGAGTTGTGTTTACAAAAAAGAAGTCATCTGTCTCATCCTGCTTCCCATCGTTACCCTTCCATTGAGCCAACGCGTTAATCGCACAAACAATGCCAGCCGTACGCGATGCGTTGCGCTCCAGCTTTATATCGTCACCGTTGCGCTTTACCATGCAATTAGAATTTGTCCATCGCAAAACAGGATTATTGAAATGCTCAATCTTGCCAGCGGTCAATAATCCCTCCCATGCAAATGTAGGCTCGCTCATCACCTTGAATCCTTGGCTGATCGGGTTAAACTCTATACCCTCGTTTGCTAGTGATTGCACGATGTCGTGTTTCTCCATGTTCACCGGTACGCTGGCCGAAATCAGTTGATACTTGCGTATCTCGGAAATGATGGAATCAAATATAAATGAATTGTCTACTACGTTGCCGAAGCATTGAAGTACATCTCCGTCATCTACCCATTTTTGATAGTTGGTATCGTTTTTATGTTCTGAAATAAATGATTCAGGTGCCCAGAATATTGGTAAAACCGCATGAACATCAGGCTTTATATTTGGGAATAGTAAGGTAAAAACTCCCAGTTCGCGCTGCGAAATGATCTGTATTGAGCCGTAACATTGCCGGCCGATTAAGTCTTCTTTGGTAAAGCCATGAGTATTTATTTCCCATGTGTCCTTTGGAATCCAAACCTCTGCTGATTCCTGCCAGCAATTAAAATTCAGGGTTAATACGTTGGTTTCAGTAGATGATCCAAGGGAAATACCGTCATCAATAGCCTCTCTTAGGTATTCTTTGTTTACGCTAATGCCTAGATTTGGATTTGCCTTAATCCATTCATGTTCGTTTTCTTTCAGGTATTTTAGCGTTACATCTTTTGGTTTACCATCATCACCAATCGGCCTATCTATTTCAAAAATGATAGGTAGGTAATTATCCATTGATAGCACACCTTCCAAAACTTTGATGCCCTGATCCCTTAATCCTGTGTAGCATGGGCCGGCTAAATTAAATCCTGCAGTAGTTAAGTAAGCCATTAACCTCTCTAAACGAGATGCCATTGAAGATGAAATAGTGCCGCTTGCACCTTGGTCTGGACTCATGCCAAACTCATCAACCAGCCCGAGCGAAGCGTTTATGCCATGTTTACCTCCTGCTGTTTTGCTGTTTTTGTCAGATGATTCTTTTGAAAGAGCCTTTATAAATCCATTCCTTTCATTATGAACAAGGCTAATCACATTCTCTTTGTATGTAAATAGATTTACCTCTCCATCTTCCACAAACTCAAAAAGGTCTGGCGATTTTTTAACCATTTGACCAGCCATGTTTACACAAATTTTAGCCTGATCTTCGTTGTTTGCAGCAGTGAATACTTTAGGTGTATTTATCCTTTCGTCAGCAAACAGGTGAAATAAAGAAAGAGCCGCGCAAATGGTTGATTTACCGTTCTTTTTTGCAATCTGCAGGTATAATTTTGTAAATCTGCGCCTACCGTTATCAGTTCTTATCCATCCAAATAACTGCTCAAATACAAAATTTTGCCACGGCTCAAATTTTATAGGGTTTCCTTCCCATGATCCTTCCCACTGTAATAAATGATTTTCCGCAAAGTTTGTGAATTTGGTGGCCTCCGCTTCATCGAAGTAAATATCGGTTCGCTCCATATCGGAGATAAACCGCTTGGCCGCAAGCTGGATAAGCTTTCCGGCTACTTGCTTACCTGAAATTACATCGAGCGCGTATTGGTGGCCGGTGGTCATCTATTATCCTTGTCTGATTGTGGCCCCATGCCTCCACAAAAAATAGAAAGATAGGTAACTATGCACAGGATAAGGATGGAAATAATAATTAACAACATTAATAAGGCTTTAAAAATCATACCTTAGTTTATCTTAATTTTTTTGAAAGCCATTTAGCCAGTTCAGGAATACGCATCGCCTCGTAAACACTAATCTTAAATGCTTGCCAAGCCTTATTCAAATTCTCAAATTCTTCTATCATGCTGCTTTCATTTTAGTATCTAAAACAAATCCTTTCTTCTTTTCTTTGCCGCCCAACCCTTTGAAGAACTTGGCGCGGTCGCCCGGATTCAATCCGAATTTACCTGAGTGCTTCAAGATGTTTTGATATTCGTTTTTCATAACTGTGTATTCGGGGCAAATCTGCATGTATCCATTATCGCCAGCGGGCATACTTACGCCATGGTCAGAACAAT